GTCGGAAAAGCTTCCGTATCATTAGATAATTCTGGATTAAAGTCTCGACCTATAACGCCATCCATATGCCTATTGAAAGATTCTTTGAGATATTTGAAATCATAATTTTTCATCTTTTTTGTTCCATTTGTTCGTTCTGTTTTTTTATTTCGTTAGAAAGACGTTCAACAAACCACTGTCTTAGGGGTATCGGAAGATTGTATGCTTCTATAAAACTCCAACCACCATAATACTGCAACAAAAAAAGTTGTTCGTACACTTGCTTACTATATTCATAGGTCAGGCCAAAAAAAGTTTTTAGTGACAGGAACCTCCAACAATCCTGCCCAACCACAACTTTCACACTCAAATTCAGTTTTTATTTGAATTGTCGGAACAATCGCACTATATTGCTCCAACAAATCCTTAGCAAAGATATAAGGCATGTTCTCACAGAACCTTTGGATATATAACTTGTCTTCACGACCATTCACAGAAACAATTATTTGCTTTAAGCGATTTGTGAAATTTTTCTCATGACTTTTTGTTTTCTTTATCTTTTTTGTCTTTTTGAAAATTTCTCCCTCATCAACGCCATCTAAAAGTTTAAAGCCAATATCAACTTCTATGTCTTCCCATTTCATTTTATAGTTGAATAAGGAATCTCCGTTTCTTGTAATATCTAAGTCTTTCAAGTCTTTTTGATTGTCATTAATATAAACGTCAGAGTTTAAATTCGCCGTTACTTCTTGCTTGTTATTGCATTCTGGACAAGGCATGTTTGTGACTGTGTAGTCTGGACCCATACCAGTCTTTCTTACCGAAATCAAAACGGCAGACCTGTCAGCATCTAGCAAATCTTTTGATTTTATTTTCTTATCTTTCAATACACTTGAAATTAATTTGTCAAACATTAAACCATTTTCAAGCAAAGTTTCAGAAGTCAAAACATCCTCTTCCTTGGAGGTCATATAGAAAACTTCAACACTCTCTTTGTTGTGTAGGGGATGTTCTGGACCATAGAATTTTCCCTCGGAAGGTAGTTCAACTATGTCAGTAAATGAAGGGAATTCAAAACTTTTTTTTTGCTCTGTTTGTGAGATTATAGCACTTGCTTTCGCACTCTCAGTTGGTTTTTGTAATCTTTCTTCGTTGTTTCTCATAAATCACCTTTTTTTTTTTTAGATTTCGCTGGGATAAAATAACCTAAAACCATCAACAGATTCAAATTCTGCCCAATCGTATGAAAAAGTTAAAGACACTTCTGAAAAACCATCTTGCCCATAATCAAGTTGTCCAAACTTCGCATCTTTTATCCAAGCATTGTTCAGCACCCACTTTTCAACAACCCTTTCTTTTGTATCTATCTGTTCTATTATCACATTACCTAAAGAACCAACAGCACGTCTTTTAGAAATTGTTGTTAAAGAATTAGGAGAACCCGGAATTATATATCCACTACCTTCTAAAATTTGACCCACCGCAAAAGCAACATCCGGTTCTGTTGGGTCGTTGAGCGTCATGGCAACATCACTCCAAGTTACTCTTCCAGGGAATTTAAAATCATAATTTAAATATGAAATTTTTTCTTCACCAAGCGAAAAGCCGGGTTTATCGCATGTTTTTGCATAAAATAAGACTCCATCGCCAAATAATTCATTAGGGATTGTTATTCCAAATTTAAATTGTCGTTTCGGCTCTAACCTTGTGGCATCAGTCCAAAAAGCCATTGTCTTCTTTCCTCTTATTAATCTTCAAAGGATGCACCGGATGGCTCAAGAACAAAATCAATTGCAATATATTCAATTGCTCTTGCTGGCTTGAGATAAATCTGTGCATACATAATATTTCTATCTACCAAATCTTCTGTAGTTGTTTCTTCATTCAAAACTAAGCGATAATCAGAAAGCCCAAAACGAGCCTTGATACTTCTTAATTTAGGTTCGACTTTAGATATAAATCTTGCCCAAGTTGTCTTCACATTATTCGCAAAAAGAATGTCTTTCGCTTCGTTTGAAACTATCTTTTTAAGAACAATCATCAAACGACGAACATTGATTCTGTCAAGTGCTGAAGGAGTCACTTGTAGCGTTTTGTTGCCCATAATTACTATTTCATTTCGATTGAATTTTGCAATCGGGTTAATATTCGCCTCATATAATTTGTCGCGTTGTTCTTGATTTAACTTTTCTTTTACATTTATAACACTCAAGCCAGAAACACCATTCGACAACCCACCACGATTCCAGCCAGCCGAGGCAAACCAAGGCTCAGAAACTCTCTCCGCATAGGCAAGACTTCCAAGAGCAACTATCGAAGGTGGAACGTCAATTGTAGTATCGCTAAACTCATCTCTAATTTTTACCCAAGGGTAGAAACAAGCACCATAACTAGAATTAATTCCACGATCTCTAAGATTAGAAATCGTTGTATCAACATCTCCTCTCCGTGTAGCCTCATCTGAAGTGTTTTCAGTGTTTGGAGTGTAATCCCCCTCCAAATCTATTAACGCTAAGGCATCACCTCTCTCTTCGCAAACATCAATCAATTTTCGGGTCAGAGTTGTATTTTTTACTCCAGGGATTACTGCTTCTTTAAATTCAATCGTTTCAACATCAGAAATTGAATCAATCGCCCTCTGAATGCTATGGAAAGCATAATTGGTTGTTTCTGTTCCATTTTTCAAAATAGAATTTCTAAATGGTTCTTTTTCTGTCACGTCTACCCCTTCAAAGCCACCATACAACGGCATAGTAAACTTGTTAAACCCAGCAGTCAAAATTGACTCATAAGAAGGAGTCGTTTGTGTGGTAAGTGGACTATAAGCCCCAGTTACATTTATTGCCAAACCAATGACGCGAGAACCACTTTCGTAAAACGCATCAGCGTACCACTGAGATGTTGGTGCGCCAGGGGTTGCAGCAGGAACAGAAGCCGATGCTTGCCGAACATCATCCAGCGAAAAATAGTATGAGATTTCTACAGACCTTTCATCATCTTCAAAATTTTCAGGCAAAGCAGAAACTATGTCAACATGATTTTCAGCAACTATTCTTTTACTTCCATTTCTGTACGGGTCTATTCCAAAATAAGCATCGAATGGGCTTGTTGTGTTTACATCAGATGAACTTACAACCAACGGATGTGTTGGGAATGCAAAAGAAGCCGAAAACGTATCAACATCGTATATGTTTTGTGTTGCGCCGGATTCTCCTAAAGTAATCTTTTCTACTCCATCTAAGACATCATTCGGTTGTGAACCAGAAGGAGCATGTGGCATCGAGCCACTACCTCTAACAAATGCAGCATTTTGTTCCAATGTTCCATTTTTTATATCTTCTGCTGTTAGGATAGACGTTCTAGTCATTGTTGCTGTTTTAAATCGTGGAGTCCCATAGAATCCGAAAGGTAACAACCTTGGGTCTGTCAAACTATTATCAACTTCATTTGCAACTTCTACATAGACAAACTTTGAACGATTTTCATAATCGCCATATTCAATCCATTGTCGTTTCCCATAATCCCAAGATCGATATGTGTTCCCAATTTTTTTTGCAATATAGTCTTCAGAGGCAGGGTTTAAATTACACGATGTAAACCTTTCAACAACTTGCTTTGATTTGTCGTTATCGTCTATTTTTCGTATTTCGACATCAAAAGAGCCATATTGATTTGATAAATTCTTAGAAGACTTAATGTTAGAAATAGAAATTTTTAAATTTTTCTGTTCCCACTCACTAGCAGTGTGTGTTTTGAGTCTGAACAATTTCGTCATGTTTTGAGGTTGATACGCTGTATTGTTGCTTGTCATGTCTTGAGAAAAAACCCATCCGGTCTTGGCTCTCTTCCCAGCAAATCTAAAATCACCACCATGTGTACTTCCAGACGCAAGAGGAACTATGACACCAAAAGTTGTTTTTGCAGTCGAACCAGAAACCAAATTTCTAGTAGCAAAATCCTCATAAGTTTGACCTAGCCAATATCGCCTATAGTTTTGACTTGTAGAATCAATAATTTCACTATTTGTTAATATTGGATTTGTATTGAAAACTTTTCGGATGTATTTTTCAGAATCTGGATTGAAGTTAAAAGAAGCAGTAATTGCATTACCACTACCTTCTTTGATGATTGCTTTAAATGTATTATCACCTTCAACATTATAAACAAATTGACCAGCACCAGATAATTCAGAACCATTTATACTCATTCCGTAGTTTGTATCTCCATCGAGTCGAACAGAAGAGCCTGAGTTCATGTAAAAGACTGCTGCCAAAGAGCCTGTTATATTACCAAAATCCGAAACTAAATTGCCGGAGTCAATCAAAAATAAACCATATGCCCCTGCATTCTTTGAAACAACAGGGTCTGGAGTAAAAAATCCATCTTGAGGCCAACCTGCTGCACCTGCGGTAGTTGCTTCACTATGTTGGTCTCCAGCAAGACGAATAAACGTCACAGGACCACGATTCTTCAAATAAGCGTAAGCAGCATACGCACCGTAAGTAGGACTTGTGTAGTTGCCATCTCGCCAAACATCATTATTTGAAGTTCCACCTCCTGGGATTGGCTTTCCAAACGTTTGCAAAAACTCGTTCCTGTCTTTAATTTGTACGGGAACGAAAGATGGTCCTCGTTCGGCTCGACCAATAATAACAGGGCCGATTTCTTCTGTCCTTCTGGGTCTTTTTGTGTTGTCTACTTCTCTTGTTTGAATAGAAGGAGAAACAAATTTGTATTTTTGAATTTGAGTCGGCATTTTTATCATAAACTCCTTAGAATATTTTTTGGATAAATAGTTACTTTGTTAGTCTTCACCCAAGATTGTCCTTTCTTTTCCTATAAAAAACTTAACAGCATTTTCTCTTTTGGTAAAAAAAGGATATTTTTCGTTTTTGTTGCCACCTATTAAATAGCCCATACAACGAATAGAAAACTTAGATTCATATTTTCTCTCATCTTCATTGAGGGTAGACACATTGTTGTCTTGGTTAAAACTAGAGTCGAAAAAGCATTCATATTTGTGATTTTCATGTTCAATCATAAAGGTTGTAATATGTCCAGTATAAGTTAAAAATGGTTGCATTATTTCGTTTATTTGCTGCTGATATTCAGTCTTGATGTGTATTTCATATGTAATCTTCATATATGTTGGTTGTGGCATGTGATATGTTGTATAAACTGTTGGATGTTTCTTTTTTGTTTTAAAATTGATTTGTCCAGTACCTACCCTATTTTTAGTTGTTCTAAACGATTGTGCGTTTGCAAAATTAGATGTCTTTCTTTGGTTTATAACCCTAAATGCAGGAAAAGTCCCACCTTTATAATCTCCAGTGTTTGGGTGATGAGCGGTAACTGCTCCTCTAAATGCTGGGTCTTTCTCGAAATCTTTCCTTTCTAAAGTTATTCTTGGAAGTATAAGAGTCCCTTCGATGTCTCTAACATCATCTTTTTCTTTAAGTTGTGCGGAACGTTCACCAGTAACCCAAACAACTGGAACTTTTTCGAAACCTTTATTGGTGTTACAAAAAACATTCATAGTTTCATCGAGCCACCGAAACATTGCAAAATCAATTGTTTCGATATTTGAAGGTTGAAAGAAAATAGGTTTCGCAGGCTTATCGCTCATGGGTATAATCCATAAATTGTATACGTTTTTCGTTTGTCATCTTTGATAAACTCTCCATTTGACGTTAATGCTCTAGGTAATATTTTTTTGGCTCTCGTCATCCAAAGATTAAAAATTATATCAGAATGCATTTTAATAAGTTCTTCTTTTTTTTTGTTACGACTTTTAAATTGTGAACCAATGTATTCTTTTATAGTTTCAATATTCTCTTCCGCACTTTTTTCAAATTTTTGTTTAAAAAATTTTGCTTGCTTGTATGTTGCTCTGACGTATGCATCTACTTCATGTTTAGTTAGAAAATAAATTAATGATTCTATTATTTCTTCTTTTTCACTTTTAGAATCAAAATCAACCTCTTTGAATTTTCTATGCAAAATAGCAGATAATCTTCTTAAGTGATTTTCTTTTTTTGAATCAATATATTTAAAGTTCATTTTGTCCCTATTTTTTTGATAATAATGATTGATTTCATGAACTAAATTTAACTTTAAATCAGAAACGATTTTTGACATATTTTTTGCTTCTATTTTTGATTTTGGGACATTCAAAATCAATTCAATTTCGTCAGTTAACCTGTTAAAACTTCCTGTTACACCTAATATTCCTTGTTCGTATTCTATTTTCAACACAATAATTGTTTCACCACCTAATATTTTTTGCATTTCTTGTCTCAATTTGTCCTCGTCTATATAATCAGAAGGATAGGTGATTTTCTTTAATTTTTCTTTTTCTGATTTATAACTTTTAATTGTGTTTGTAAAATAACGAGTAACTTTCGTGGATAATCCTTCGCCTCTAGATTCTTTTAATATTTTTTTTATTTCTATTTTCAGTAAATTTTTAAGCACTGAGTAATTCCTTCTGATAACTTGTGATTAAAAAATATTCCAACTCTTCATTTAATTTCTCTGGCTTGTCTAACACTATCTTGTCTTTCTTTTTATCTGAACCAACCAATCTATTTTTAATCGAAGAATACATTCTTTTAAACATTTTCCAGATATTAAAAGGCACATTGCCAATCGCCACAAGTATATCTTTCCAATCAAACAAGCCTTGTACAATATCTGTGTATTCTTGTCTTCTAGTTGTTAATGCTCTGATTAATTTTATTAACAAAGATGCCACAAAACAAGTAATTGCTGCACTAATCAGCATTGTGTAACCTGGAGATATGCTCCACATAATTTGAAAAATAACTTTTAAACCACCCCACAAACCTTTTCCAGCCAACCCTCCTACCGATTTTAATCCTGCGAAAAATGTTGGAAATATTTTTTGAACGCCCCACCAAATCCAATCTCCTAACTTCTTAGCGATAGCAATTATAGGCTTTAATAAATATTTATATACGCTTGTGTTTGTAATTTTATAAACTAATGTCCCAACAACACCAACGGCAGACCAAAACCATGTAAAATTAAACGCTCTTCTTAACTTCAATAACCATTCGTCTAAAGTAAAATCAGGTTGCTCTTCAGTTGCTTTTTTTAGTGCTTCCATAGCAATATCGTTGTTGGCTTTTAATAATTTAGTTAGTATTTGTTGTACACAACCTTCATCAATGTTTCCATTTTCATCTTTGCAATTATTTTTTATTTCATCTACAATGTTTTTTATTTCAGGCAAAGTTTCTTCTCTTTCTATTCTAAGTAATTCATTTTGCAAATTATCAGAAAAGCCCCTAATTGCTTGCTTTACTTCTCCTTCCCCACTCTTTGCTTCTTTGATTATTTGTTTTCGCAGGCTTGATTTGCAATAAGCATAGTCTGCAACGAGAGTTAGTTGCATTTCTTTTAATATTTCTTGTTTTATTTCTTCTTTGAGTCTTACCATTTTTTGCAACTCCAATATCTTGCCTTTGTTTTTGGACCTGGATTGTCACACTTGTGTCTTGCCCTAAATGATTTTCTGCGCTTAGGATTAGATTTTTTAATTTTCATATTTGGGTCGCCAAATCTAACTGTTTTTATTTTGTCTCCATCTTTTACGCAGACCTTAAACTTTTTATTTTCTCCAGAAGTTCTCACAGGTTTATTTAGTTTGTCACCTTTTTTGCAGGGCTTGCTTTTTTCATCTAATTTTTTCTTGTTTTTTTTCATGCTTTTTTTGAGTCCACCCCATTCATCTTCAAACTCACCACTTTTCCATTGTTCGTATTCATATTCTATAATAAGTTGATAGGCTTTTATTAAAAAGTCACCTTCTTTTGTTTTCCAATGGTCTTTCTTTAATTCTTTTATGTATAAACTGTGAATCTGTCTAGGTGTTTTACCTTCTCCTGTTGCGAAAGGGGCTAAGACTAATTTAGCAATTCTTCCAATCTTTGTTTTGGACGCCAAAAAAAGAGTAAAAGCATCAAGAATGTTGCCAATAGTTCCTAAAAACTTTTCAGCGTAAGACATTAATTTAGATATTGTATTGCTCATGCCGTGTACATAGTCAGCAGGCCACCCTAATTTTTGAGCAATTCTTAGTACTTTCAAAGGTTTTGTCCCGTCTTGTCCAAGCCAATCAATGTTAACTTGATGACCATCTGTTTCCTTTAAGAATCTCTTGAAATCAGAATATTTTTCATTAAAATCTATAGGCTTGTCGCGGAATGTATTCCAGCCATACTTTCCAGTATATTGACCAAGCCATTTTAATTCTCCCAATATTTCTTTTTCTTCTTGGATAATTCTTTGTTCTCGAATTTCCAACAATATTTGCCTTTTCAGTTCTTTTTTGATATTCATTTTCTATATTTCTCTCTTGTTGTTGTATATTTCTGTATCGGTTCAAGCAAAAAATTCTTTAATATTCATTTATATAAATCTCTTTCTGTAAGTATTTTCGACCAACCAAAACTTGATGTAGATATATATCTTATTGGATTTTCAATTAGTTCTATTGTCTCTAAATATCTCGGAACAAAGAAGACTGCCTGTTCTTTCTCTGCTAGATGAATTATTCCTTCTCCGTGGTCATGGAAAGCAAAGAAGCCAAGTTCTGTAAGTATTTTCGACCAATTAAAACTTGATGTAGATAGTCCACGACTAAGGCTCCATAAGTCCATTATTTTAGTGTCTTCTGGATTTGCGCCCACCTTATCTATAAAATATTCTCTGCCACTTTGAATAATACCTCTAATGTTCTTTTTTTGGTTGCCAAGAAGTTTTGCAAAATGTTGCGCTTTTTCTATCTCCTTTTTTGTTGAAGACAAAACAATCCCAAATTCAGTTGTCATAAGTGGCCTTAAGATGGCAATTTCTTGAGTATATTTAGCAAAGGAGATAATTTGATTAATTTTGTCCCAAAAATATGTCATAACATCTTCAAAGAGAAGATAAAAATTTGAGATAAATTGATAAAATTCAAATATTTCTTTTTCTGATATTATTTTGGTTTCTAAAAATTCACTCACAAAGTCATAAAATTTATAATACTCTTTTATAAAATCTAATAAATCTGAATATACAATATCACTGTGGGGTGTGCCAAATTCTGAATACGAATCTTTAAATTGTTCTTTATTTTCAATAAATAATTTTTTTAGACTTCTTTCAACATTATTGGGGTGAGCAAAAACGCTACTCATATCTATTCCATTTTCTACAATATAATGATTAATATATGACATAAAATCATCGGTTCTGAAATCAACTTCTTTTTGCCTACCAAACATACTTTTTAACCTAGCAAGTGTTTCATCTTTAACTTCATCTTTGCCTATATGAAAAATCAAATTTTGAAAATTGTCTTCTGGTTTGAAAATAAGCATATATTTAGCATGTCCTCGAAATGGCAATCTTCCTCTTTTAATTTGACTGAAAATTTCTTGACTCAAGGGGTAAGAATAAACACCCAGTGGAGTATTGTACCTACTGGATGGGTTGAACATCATATCTGCGGAACCTTCTATATCTGTCATGTGAATATAATACCAAGGATTGCCCGGTCTTTTTACATAGCCACTCAACTTATCTAATAAATTTTCTTTTGGATTAAAATGCCTTTTTCTTGCTAATTGTCTATTTCTTTTTTCGCCCTCTCTCCAACCCTTATCTCGGTTGTCTACATTATTAATTTGATATACAACTTTATCAATATCTTTATATTTTAATTTCAAATTACCTTTGTATGCGCCATCAACAAATGAAAGCCTATTTATTACTTCAAAATCTCTTATTATTTTTCTGATAATCTTGCCAATTCTTCTTTCAAGCAGTAAAGAAACTTCTTCTTGGTCAATCTCGCCTTCTTTTTCTTTTACTTCTTTATTATATCTATACAACAGAAACTTTGTACCTAGAGGGTATTTTTTGATAGCAATCTTTAAAAAAGCCAATATTGTATTATTATTATATTGTATTTCATCATCACCCACCCCAACATCACCCGAAAACCAATCAACTGTTTCGTCATAAAATGCCTTAGACAGTTCTTTATAATCAGCAAAATCGAATTTTAATGAATATTCTTCGTGAGTTGCAAGCATATCTGGAATTTCTTGCCTCATAACAGTTGCCATTCGATAAATCATTTCATCTTTGTCTAAATTTTCTTTTTCTTCTTGGATAATTTTTTGTTCTCGAATTTCCAACAATATTTGCCTTTTCAACTCTTTTTTGATATTCATTATTTACATTTCTTCCTTGTTGTTGTATATTTCTGTATCGGCTCAAGCAAAAAACTCTTTAATAAGACATTTGCTTGGACAACCCACTGGCAGTTTTGACCAT